ATTAACTGGGAATTTTGCTCGGTATAGGGTGAACTTAATATCGAGGTTTTGCTCCGGAGTCCAAGTTGATTTGTTTGCAGATGTGAACATCACACCAACGGCTGGTTGGTCGTCAACTGTTTTTCCTGTTGTTAAATCAGGGGATCCACCAACTTCTGAAACAAATACTTTATATTCAGGAGAGGTTGAATACACAATGAAGGCATATTCCGCATCTGGGCGAAGGACTAGCAAATCTTGGAATCCAAAGTGTGTTTTCCGTGAAGCATCCTCAGACACAGCAACTTCATCCCAAGACAACCAAGTCTCTGAACCCGGTACAATGTTCTGAGTAGGCATACCATTTTCCATTTCAACAACATAAACCTCAACAGGTGTATGAGTCGATGGTTTCTTGGAGAAGTAAATATCAATTCCAGAAAGCATGTAGTGCTTCTTGTCAGGTGATGTGAACGATTGAGCAATCGGGTCATATGTCGAGAACTTGATAGTCCGGGAAGTGACCGTCCGTTCTTCATGGAATGATGTCGTTACCAAGCGAGGAGATAATGTCGTGATTGACAATCCCTGCTTCTCAGCCGTGAGTCCACTGGAAATAAATTTCGCTTGAGCTTCAGATGTGATTTCCTTGGGATTGTTAGAAGGAGAATCACAAATTTTAAGCACTTTGTCACCAGATGGAATTTTGATTTCATTATTATTCGGGATAATGAAGACACCATAGAATTCACCGTTCTCGTTAGTCATCACACCATCGCGAGCGCCAAACACGGCTTTCAACGTTGATTCATTAGAGATTCTGCTGAATCTGCGGTAGCTGTCTTGTGTATATTTAACAACAAGCTGGTCCCACTTACGGTCGGTCAATGTTTTGCCATGTGCCTTAAACTGACGAACATAATATGCTTTTTGCATGAACCATTCCCGTCTACGGAGATAACTGATAATCGTGATTGGATCATTTTCCATTGAACCGAATAACGAATTCATTCCGGGGAATAGCGCATTCAATTCATCCAAGGTATATCCAGAATTGCTCTGGTTAGGGTCGAGGATGCTGTTCGGATTGTATGGTTGAAGCTCAGGTGGAACATCGGCAATCAATGCCCTAAAGCTAGGAGCCCAGCCGTTGTGCATGTATTCAGTACAAGGCTTACCATCAAAGAACACATAGTGCTTCGTGTTAGGTTTGAGGCCTTGAACTTGAACCTGAATTGGTCGGGTTGCCATGTATGGTCGGATACCAACATCAGTTAGGAAACTCCCCATCTTGTTGGTGTTTTTATCGGTCACAACTTTGGTCGTGGTACCAGATAGTTTTTGGTTTGTTGAGGTTGTTGTGGTTGTTTGACGGATACCATATCCAGACATGAGGAAACCATTCGAAACCACGGCGCGTGTGCCACGGACTCGGTTGCGATTATTGCGAGATCCAAAAAACTGATGGGTCGATGGGTTATCGGCCATATACTGTTCAATGTTTTTCGCGATGCGTGGATCCAATACAACAGAGGTACGACCTCCGTGTGCTCCCCGCACGCTGCCAGTGTTATGCATACGACGTGCGTTGGTGTGTCCGTTCTGAGTAACAGTTTCAACTCGTCTCTTGCTTGATGTTGTAACCCATCCATCAGTTTTTGTTCCGAGAAGATCCATTCGCTCGGCCATATCTTTGAATGCTGCAACAGACTCTTCCCCGAGGGTAATGTTGAGGGCAGGTTTCGTTATCATATCAACCGCGGAATCAATCTCAGGGAATAGACGAAGCAAACCTTTTGTTGTTCCAACTTGGTGTGGCTGCACACTCATACTGAAACACGCATAGGGCTGCTCAATCAATGGGACGTTATCAAATGGAAGGGTGATCCGTGCAGAGATTCCAGAATCTTCATAGTTTGAGTTAATTGCATCAGAATCGAGTGTTTGTTCAGATGTGCTATATGTTAACGGGAACGTTTTGGTCTTGAAGTACGGAGTCAAACGACCATTCGTTGTGTCAGTTGCGCATTTATAATCAAGGCGAGCCGTGTTTCCAACCTCGTGGTTTGTAAAAGCGTCAACTATGAATCCATTTTTAAAACGTTCTTGACCTGAATCAGAATAAATTCCTTCATCCTTTGCAGCGGCCTCGAGGAGCGATAAAGATGTGTAATATTCAAGGTTCTCAACTTTAGTTGCGATGTCCGCAATATCCTTCATTGTGAATCTTCTGTTGTCGATAATATCAAGAATCACATCATCAAGTACATTGAATGTGTATGCCTTCACATTGATATTATAGAGAGGCATAAAATCATCCGAAATATTTGGTGCTTGTGGGTCTTGAGAAGGAACACCTTTCAACACTTTCAACTCACCATCGATATTGATACCAAGTGCATCCACGCGTGGGAGGTAATAGTCACACACTAATCCAATTGTTGAGTATGGATCAATTGAAACTGGCTCTTCGAAATCACGCGTGCGAGTATCAATGAAATCATTTAAATATCGCCGATTGTATGTTGGGAATTCATCAAGAGGGATGGTAACGTCGGTGCCTTTTACCAAATATGAATTAACGGTAAACACCCCAGCAAGATTAGTTGGAGCAGTTCCGAAGTCCCAAACGGTCACAGACCATTCATGGTTATCTGCACTAGCAATGCCATGGGCGGTATCCCTTACGATTGCTTTTGTGTATTGTGATGGTGTTTGCCCATCATGTTCAATGACCATCCGACCTGTTGGGTCGTCAAGATCTTCGATATGATACGCAAAATCGCTGGCACTAGCTCCACCATTTTTTGCCAAGTAATATTGTCCCTCAACATCAGTTTCAACCAATGTCCAAGTCATGCCATCTTGACTGACTCCAGTTTGATTGATGCTGAATACCGTGGTGTTGTTCTGCTCTTCAACATTATATTCTGTGTTGAAGTTTGCTGTGTATCTCCGTTTTTCCCGAATGTTCGCGATTTGGTTTGCCTTGAAAATTCCAACGGCTGGGTTAGTTAATGAGATGTTACTATTTGTGATCTCGATCGTTACACTGGAACCGCCATTATCATTTACAGTTCCTTGAACGACAAAGTCTTCATGGGAAAGTAATTTATGACCAACAGAAATCAGCATATTCATCTTTGAGCCATCAATCGTTGCAGTTGATTCAACACCAAATGTGATAGTTCTGTCATTGGCATTGATACTTCCGGTCAATTGAATATTAGTTGCCAATTGAATATCGGTGATAGATTTTGTTGGGGTTGTCCAAAGTTCAAACAAAGATGAACCTTCTGTTGTATCATGAAACACAGTCGGGATGTATTTCATTGTAGCCGTGAGTGGATCTGGGACAGCTGCAAGTACTGGAATAACTTTTAACCTATCCGTTTGAACATCTTGGGTAATTCCCACAATCGCGAACTCTGTATAATCTGTGATTCTCTTCCCATCCACCGAATCAAAAGCATCAATAAATACTCGAGCCAATGTTAGTGACATGACCTCAATTGTCGTAATATTAAATGTTCCAAGTTCAACATCATCACTGCCCACTCCAACCAACTGATATTGATTACCAATAAGTGGAATATTCTGATCAGGAGCAAGTTGAACCTGAATATAATTACCAACACTTGCCGTGAGAGAACCGTCTACGTTTTTACCATACACCTCTTTGTAGGTTTGCCTTGCTCGGTCACTTAGGATGCTCTGTGGTGTTTCAAATTCATATCTCCATCCATGAACATATGCAATACCCGGATCAAGAGTCAACACATATTTGTCATCGACTACAACATCAGCGTCAGCATCAACCCCTTCACGTTTGTTTGGAAGCGACGCAAGTTCTGGGAAATAACTTTTAGCGGTGATATAATCACCAAATCGTCCAAGGTAGCTGTTGTCATGTGCAACAACTGAATTCACACCAACCTTAAATGGCTTTAGAGTGTAGTTACCGGATTCTTCATCGGTCCGGCGAGCAAGGATTTTCATCCAGTCGTGGGATGGTCCTAATTTAGGTGGAACCGGATTTGATTCTTTGATGTGAGTGACTGTTATAAGATCAATTGCATTTGCAGAATCACTTTCATCTTCAACAATATCAAGGACAAGCCTGATCCTATACCGATCAGCCCCGGGGGCATTATAGTTAGGGAATCCTGACGCATTATCATAGAGAGAAGAATCTTCAGTGGCATAAGCGATGTCTTCCATCTTATGCAATACAACAGAACCGAAGAAGGTTGGAACAACCCCGTCGGTTATTTGATTGAGAACTTTGAATACCTGCTGCTTATGCACACCCACAGCCGTACCGGAAGTGAACATAACACCATTCTCGATCTTAGCACTGATGGCATATCGAACCTCACTGATTGTTTGATTAACAATAGTGTTATAGGTTAATAGCTCTTTAAACGTGATGGATTCACCACTTTTAAAGTAAACTTCATCCGGGACCTCAACTGGTGATGCTTCATCCTCAGCTTCTTCCTTGTTGATGTCAGTTCCTGCATATTGAATATAGGCAACCGCTTTTGTTGGGTCTGCCGCATATGTTTCAACGTGAATGAGATTTGCTGTAACACCTAAATCGTTGCTAACCGTTACTTCAAGGTCAGAAGTCAACCACCCCACGAGCTCATCTAAGATAGATTGATCGGAACTTGAAGTGATACTGTTATCAAAGAGAATCGCTTTAACGTGCTTATCAACTGAAACATCAGCTCCAACAATAGGAGAATCATTCTTGATATTTGCTGCCGCGATCCTTTCAATTTGAGTCTGAAGGAATGTCTGAATTTGGTTCAATTCCCGGGATTGAATTGAATACCCGGGCTTAAATAGAACACGGAGGTAGTTCTTATCAAGAGGAGTTAAACCCCCTTCATCAGGGGTATTTAAATCATCGAAATAAGTATCCGAAAATGCTGTGATTGCCATACAGTATATTTATATTAGAATTGGATAATCATTCTTAGCTCTTCATTCTGGCCTTCTTCACGGGTGATAGCTGAGCGGTTATCCATAAATAACACATCACCATCATATTTGTAAGTCTTAAGGTCAAGCTCTTCTGCTGCATCACCGATAACTGGGATATAAGGATCTGATTCCATGTTAACTGATCCCAACCGCTTGAACTTAACTTGTTTATCAATCAGCTCGCCGTCATCACCAACTCTAGACTTTTCAATAGTTGCAAAACCATCTCCAATGTCCGGATAGTAATAATAAATTGGCTTCTTGAGAAGGGTGTGGTTTGATGATGAAATTGTGTCTTGAACATAAGCAATCGTTCCGCACGTCTGTACGTTCGATGTGCCATCGGAGTCAGCCATAATGATTGTATCACCGGGTCCAACATTCTCACCAACTGTGTGCGTCGCAATAGCGTAGTCTGCGCCTTCCAATGTAAACTTTCTGAGAGGGAGGACGAAATCCTTTGTCAAATAAGTTCCATGATCATCCGCTGTTTTCGTTGCATCAAATTCAATAGGCTCTGGAGTTTGAGTAACATTTTTGATGATTGAAATCTGTCGATATGATGTTGAGTCTGGAATGAAAATATCGTTATTTGCGGCGGTATCGACAGCGCATGCAACATACCATGAAGGTAGTTGATCCAATTTGTTCCATCCGAATCCTTGGGGTGGTGCGATTCGGGGGTAGAAAACAGGATACCCGTTATTTTCAGCGGAAGAGTCCTCTCCGTAGTCATAAATCTTGCCCGCCGCTAAAGGAATTTGAGGGTTGTACTCTTGAAGGTAACCAGCTTCAATCGCGTATTCTGTGACGTTAATTTCACCTTCAGTGATCTTGAGCAATTTTCCAATGTCGTCAAACACTGAATAGATCTGGTCGTACGGTGTTATAATTTCAAATGCAAATACTTGACTCAATCCTTCATTGGTGAATCGACCTTTGCATTTAACCGTGGTTGAACCATATGTCTTAACGGTAACCCCGTCATCAAGCTCTGTTGTTGCATAACTAAATGTTACAGTGATTGGAATATCCCGGAACGTGTTAATACCAGTTCTGAATCTGCTACTCTTATTCAGGATACTAAATCCATAGAATAATCCGCCTGTTTGCTCATAAGTGCGTGCTCGAGCCTGATCACCAGTGAGGATATTTGTATTGATAGGATTACCATCGTCATCAAGATTCCCAGTACTACCAACAGCACAAGCATTCACAGAAATATTAGTTGTTGCTGGATCTGATTTTACAACAACAAAGTTTTTAGACGATGCAAGGTTCAATGTATCATATTCACCGATATTCACCCAAGTGTGTTGTTGATTGAGATCTCCACCCGCTGGAACTGTCTGAATAATTTTGTACATCCAGTTTTCAACAGAAGTAAATGCGGTGTCTGACACAATTTCAGTCACACCCGGAGTTGCATCCAAGTTCTTCTTATCCACGAGCAACCAGATTTGGTTCACTCCAGTATCATTTGTTCCCTTTGGAATAGTGACATAGCAAGGGTAAAGTTCATTTGGATAATCTGCATAAAAACACGTTGGATCATACGGATCATAGACTTTGTACTTCCTACCCGGCTGCAAGGTATTCACAGGAATAACAATTTGTGTGTTTGTTGGAGCAATGCGGAACATTCCAACAGATTGCTCCAATACTCGACGTCGGTCTGCATAGGTTCCTGCAGGATATGGACTTGAATCATTTGTGTTCAAGGTATCCTCCCATGGAGATCCTTTTCCAATACTTATATAGTGACCTCCGTCAGCGACTTCTGAATGAAATCTTTTTGCATTTTGTTTGCGAAGTTGTTCGGTGATAATTGCACTCATGTTTATTATTTATTGATAATGTTTAAGGGGGATATTTATTCCCATTCGTTTTTGAAATCTGGATCTTCAATCCATGCGCATGGATAATAGCTACCGGGAGTTGAACCAAATAATGTCACACTCGGAATGTTGCCAACATCTCGATAATGGACAATATTATCCAGCTGGTTGTCGTTGTATTCTGTATTGAATGGTGAAGTTGATAGATCGAGGGAAGCATCGGTTGCTTTATATTTGATTCCTTGCGGATTCATGAAGTGTGCGTATCCACCAGTGAACTCCTCAATATTTGTCCCTATTGCACTAAATACTTTGTTGTGTCGATCATACGGGATCTCTCTCATCTCCATATTAAATACTGGATCAGGGAGAGTGTAAGTTGTAGCTAAACTTCCAGATATATTGATCGATTTTGAATTTGTATCGTTAACTAACGCAACACCGTCTGCATGAGTCTGGTGAATAATGAGAGCATTCAAAACAATGTCATACGAGATTGAGCCGTCATTATTCAACGATGAAAGCGTGATATAGTGCGATGTTTCCTTTGCAGTGAATTCAAATTCAACTCTAAGAACATCACTACCCGTTGCTCCATTACCTGTAACATCTCCATTGACAACCAAATTTCGCCCCTCTTGTACGGTATATCTCAAGTTGGTCATTGACAATAACTGCACGCGATATGTGCTGCCAACTTTCAAATTATCCATAGTGATAATCAATTGGCTCCTGTCGCGTGACTCCGCCCACCGATTTGTTCCATCTCTCCCAACTTGAACGTACCGGAATGATTTTATAATAGGTTCATTTAACCACCTTACAATATCCAACCGATATACCCTACCGGGCCAAGCTGCTGTGTCAGTTTCATCCCATGTAATGTCAGCCCACGTAATAGGCCAAATGGATGCGGTTTGCCTTATCGCAGTTCCACTAAACCCTCCAAAGTTAATTGCAGATTCCAATACTCCATTTGTTTTGATTAGGCTCTCGGATTCATTCGTTGTCGGATTTAGCGGATATTGCTTCCATTTTATGGGAACTGAATCTTCGTATAAATCATGGATCGCGAAACTTCCATAACCATCAAGAGCTCCAGAGTCATCAAAGAATTTAAAGTTGTTGAGGTATTCATGCTGGAACTCTGATTTAGTCTGGTGATCCAAATCATAGTACATCACCCACCTGATCGTTGTATCAAGAAGCAATGCTTTTAGCGCATCAGCATTCATGGCGTCAAGAAGCGCCTTAGCATCACGCGGCTTCAAACTCGCTTGTTGATCTTTGTCTAGGTAACTTGTTCCATTGAAATTTTGATAGACAACTCCTGTGTGGGAAATGTGGTGCTTCGCGTCTGGCTGGAATCTGGGAGAATGTTGAATATATTCTTTTGCCCAGTCGATAAATTTCCACCACTCTCCAGAGTCCTTTGGATTATCACCATCAAACATCGGAATGAAGTCCTCATTCAGTAAAGGCATCCCATTTGCGTCATACTCATCATTTATATACGGATTTTCTACGTACTCAACCCAATCCCATCGGGCAGGGCCTCCGTCATTTAGAACATGTTCCCATTCTTTACGAATCCACGTGAATTCGTTATCGATTAGGTAATCCTCATTATTTGAAAATTGAAGATACCACTCATTCTCGGCAAACATCTCAATTGCGACTGATGCAAAGAGTTTTAAACCGGCTGGGTGGTTAATCATCAGGAAGTCTTTTTTCCATTCAGCACTTGATCTTTCACTCTTGATGTTGTATGAAAATTCTTGCCAGTAATATGAATCTCGAATCTTACTGAGCCCGGAAATACATGATCTAGTCCCACTTGAATCAAGGAGCTGTAATCTAGGGTAGAAGATCTCAATCACCTCGGCATAGAACATCCGGAAAAATAGGTAAACACTCTGGTCTGACCCTCGTGTTGCATAGTAATCCGTGATGATTTTCAAAAGTAGCCGGTTATCCATAGTCGATGCTTTTGGAATATGCTTTGCAAAGACATTCATGAGCAATTGAATATATTCATCGCTTGTTGCATCGATGTCGTGAATGTTCGTAAGGTTGTTAACAACGAATTGTCCACCCCCTTTTTTATTCAGATAATCGTAATATGACCGCAGAAGTTTAACAATCTCCTTGGCATCCTGTTCAAGGTGCTCTGGATAAATTCCTGTGATTGGTTCTGGTGGAACCGCTTCTGCTAATGCTGTTGCTATACTGCTCATATTTAGAATCTATTTTTTGGGAATGCTTCCCAGTCAATTGCACCGGATGAACCACTAACTGAGATCTCGTCAGGGTAACCAGCAATAATCGAATCCTCTAGGTTAATACGAAGAATTCGATTTCTCTTACCAACCAAATCAAATGACCGAGGATATACTTTGATTTTGATTTCTGTGTCAGCGTCCGCGTAAATCATGTAGAGATTCATTGTACCATCTAGCATATTGATGGATCCAACTTTTCTGATCTTTTCCAAGGTAACTGCATCAACAACCCACACATCCCGGATATATTTACCATCAAGTTCAGATTCGAAATCCTTCAATGTAATGAATCTGGAATTCTCTCTCCATGGGACACTTGCTCTGACTTCCGATATAACAAAATTATTTGTAGGGGCTAGGGGCACACCAAAGTTGATATGGTAAGTTGTCTTTTGGGCTCCTTGTCTAATTTCCATACCACCTTGGATTCCAACACGACAAAGGGAGTTGACGATAGCTTCAGATGATTCGTCAATCGATCTCACAAAGTTTGAGTGTCGGTAGACAGCATCGAATGAGTTCAAAACCTTGTCGTTATAGTAGCCGAGAACATTGTCTTTCACATTCCGCTGGAGGTCGGCAACATTCTTTGTCGTCGCCTTTGGATCATACTTGAAGAAGATGTCAAGGACAACATCAATGTACTCAGGTGACACGATTTCCGGCATGATCGATAGAACTTTTTTATTCCGGAGAAATGCTAAGATCTCGGATTTCTCAGTTGACGTCAACTCAGGAACCTCACCGCCTTTTGCGGTTGGCTTCAAACATAGGAAGACTTTTCCATATTCAGGAGGCGACGCATTTTCCCCACCCCAAACAGACACTGATTGAATATTTGGGAAATTCCGCATAATCAAAGTTTCATAATCTCCTGCAGTCACTGCGCGGTTCTGAGCCATTAGGTTATTGATCGCATTTCGCTTAAGGTTCTGGAGATCTTCCTTATCGGAACCACCAGCACTTTTTCCTGTGTTGGCAAGATACAGGTTATATCCACCTTTGATTACTTTGTTATTCTCCGATGGAACAAAGGAAATCTTATCTGGAACAATATCATTTGCCTCGGATCCGTCACACTTCACATATTCCAATGTGATAATATTACCGGGTTGAACCGCAGCGCCAAATACACCATTTCCAAAGTTGATTTCGTAAAGTCCTTCAGAGTTTTCATAGATGAAATAAATAGGAGTTGTTGCATCAACTTTATCAATTGAACCATACGGAAGATACCGTTCGGCAACCAATTTTTCTCCATTCTGGAATACGGTTACCTGAAGGGTTGTAACGTCGATTTTCTCGTCGGGAATCACATAGCGGTGGTTAACATCCGCGGCAACCGCTGGGTAATCTCTGGAAATCAATGAACCTTGGTAGACGGTCAAAGGAGAATCGTCTGGGATCGCATAGAAATCATTCTGGAATCGCTGCAGCTGCGTCCGTTCATCCAACACAACAAATTGATATGCCGCTTTATTCTTTGTCGATGTGTCAACGATGAAAGTGTCTCCTCGAGAAAGTGTGTAAAGTTCTGATGCTTCTTCTGTCGAGTTTTTGTTAATGGCAAAGGTGCCGGCAATTGAGATGGTTGCTGCAGAATATGATCTTGGAGTGTATCCAATAAGCTTCGCCCCTGATACAACATTGCGGCGCAATTGAGCTGAGTCGACGAAAGATTCGTTCAACGCAAAGTGAGCCGTCATGGCATTCATGCTGCTGTTATATGCTAAAACATCCAAAAACGTATTCAGGTTTGATCCTTCAAAATCCCAGTCCGTGAAGTTATTTCCATCGCTCTTAAAGTGATCGATAAGCTCTTGTTTGATTCCGTCGAAATCTAGGTTCGACATATTCGGGTAATTTGTTTTCATGTTTTATCGGATAGTTTTAAGAGTGAAAGAATATTCATATAACGATGTTTTATTTTGAAGGGTGTACTGAATATCTATTCTGATTGTTTGATTGTCTGATGGTTCGGAAATATCGATTTTGAGATTCTCAATTCTAGGCTCAAACTTTTTAAGGCCTGCACGGATAGTCGATCTAACTTCGTTCCGGAGAGAAATGTCATCCGGTTCAAACAACAACGAAGGGAGTCTCGTCCCGAACTTTGGATGGAATGGGCGAGACTTTAAAGGGGTCAAACAAATATTTCTGATTGCATTCTCTACTGCATCATAATCCCTGTCAACAATGACATTCCCAGTAATTGGGTGAATGAATTCAATCGCAACATCTTCCCACATGACAGGTCGAGGCGCCTTGTTTGGCTGCTGCTCTCGTTGACTTAGGAATTCATCAAGAATATTATTCATATTTATATTTATACCATCCCCTGATCTCCATATTGTAATGTGTGAACCTTGTAGGTGTTTGACTTCATATCACCAAGGGTAACAAGTTCGACATTCACAGATTTGATGTCTGATTGCACAGCAGCCTCATAATGTTCTTTTTCTACATACAAATCAACTGTATTATACAACCGCTTCTGATCTTCATATCCAGTAACCACAACCTCTCCGGTCGGGTTGGTTCCGGTCGGGTCATATGGTTTTCCAGAAGAAGTTGTCAATTTCAAAATCGAACCACCCGGGAATCGTGTACTCTTGACAGTCTTTCCGGAAATATTAGGTAAACCATATTCACCGACGTTAACATCCGATTTTGATTTGGTTCCGATTTTGATTCCATGACTGTTTGCCGTGATTTCATCTGCCGCAATATTCTTTCCTTGAGATTCCCAGTATTCAACAAGCGCAGGAGATCTATCGGCATCACGTAATTTCAGGAATTCCAGATAGTTAGTTTCCGGTGTACCAGTAATGGAAATACCCGTGAGAACTTTGGTTCCTTCAAGCGGTTCGGCATGTGACGGAGATCCGTGTGTGTTAACAATTGGAGAAGACATTTGACCAAAGGCCGATATAATTCCAGCATTGCTAACCAATTTATCTTTGATTTTGTCACAGTGTGAAAGGAAAACATCAGCCATCCCTTCGCCCCATTCGTCACGTTTAGCTTCCAACTCTTTCTGGATAACAACATTTGGATCTTCAAACCCATTCGTTGGAGTGGTCCAACCCGGCATCATCATGTTGTGGAGTCGTCGTGCAACTGATTGTACCGAGTTCTGATATGAAATATCTTCAGGTGAGCCTGATAAACTTTCCCCAACCGATGATGCCGTGAGCTGTCCAATTTCAAACATCACACCCCGGTAATCATTTGATTTTTTAAGAGCTCCCGCGTTTATTTTAACACCCTGTGTCATCATTGGGAATGGTGGTGGTGGTTCATGTGATTGCTCGGGCAGAGGGAATACGGATTTGAAACCTGATGTGATTGTCTTCTCTCCAAATGAACAAATGTCAAATGAAGTAATTGAATCGAGAATCCCACTTACGACATTTCCAAACTGGTCAATCATCTGGCCGACCATTGCAAGTTTCCCCAGCATATCGAACCCTGCAGCACCAAGAATTCCTCCAACAAGATCACTTAGTGTTGGGATTTTAAAGTTGTTAATCAAATCCATCACTTCAGAGACAACTGTCATGAGGCCATCGATCGCAAAGTTCTGGAATGCGGCAATTTCATTGCTGACATAGGTAATGGCTAGTTGCGTAAGAGCATCGATAGCCGCAGAAAGTAACTTCTCAGGAATTGATGCAATACAATCCATCTGCGATTTGATCTGAGACTCAATTGTGCCGCCGAGACCTTGAATGGTGTCTTGCATACTAGCGAACTGAGACAGACTTGAATCAAGCCCATCAATACTTTCCAAACCCGGAACGGATTTTATGACACTATCGACACTCATGCTTGCCGTGAGAGAACTTCCCACTTTATTTTGGAGTGCAGTAGTCGCCTGATCAAAAGCTTGTGCCTTTGTTCCTTCAAAAATTTGTTTTGTGCCTATATCTAAATTCATAACCTGTTATATTACCCCGGATTTGGAGTGAATGTTGTTCCACAATCTGCTCCGTGTGTGTGTTTTGATACCATAATGCCGCCAACGGTGGAAAGCGGGTTGACAAGCGTACTTACACCCGCTACACTTAATGTTGAAAGTAACAATGATGGTCCTGTCACTTCTAACCCCATTTTAATAGAAACCGCGCCCGTAAACTCGCTCATGATTGATTTGACATATAACATTGATGCTGTACCTCCGATCACATTTACAGGAGACGCCATTTCACAACTTACTCCAGCTGACATTTGAGTAAATGCGCTAGAGCTCAGCTTACAATTGAACCCCGCGTGAAGTGTAGCATGGAATGTAGCGTTCATGCTCAAACTTCCAAAAGGGCACGTTAACTTATCGCCACCATGAATCGTTGTGGTTCTTCCCCCTGATACAACAGTTACCGTTGCGCCTTTACCAATTTCCTGTGTGGACATTCCCTCAATCTTAACGACCATATCGGAACCAATATTGACTTGCATGTTTTGCTTGGCATTGATCATAAATAATCCATTGACCGTCAAAGTATAATTACCATCAATGGTCTGGCTTCGATCGCCCATGGTATATAAATGTTCTGAACCATTTACATTGACGTCCCGGGCAACCCTTACTTTTTCAACTTCTTTTCCGTCAATTTCGACAATATCTGTCGCACCTTCTCCATAGAATTCAATCGTTCCGGCTTTGCAATTGACCGTGTTTATATCTAAGCATGTGAGAGTGTGATCTCCTGTGACAACCGTATCAATACCTCCGTTTGAGTTGTAGGTTCGGCTTGTCCCTGTTGGGTGCACATATCCCTTTGATTCATGACCAAGAATATTGCTTGTGTAATGCTGATGGCCCCCAGAAGTAATTTCAACTTGGTTGCCATTTAATCGTGGGTCGATAACCGGTTGAACCGGAGTATCCATCGACACCGAGGAAGGTACTGTAACATCGCTCATATGTAAGTTATTTATTTCAAAGTTATTGCGGCCTTTACATTGGATAATCTCCGGCTCTTATCCCACACGCCTTCACCAAGTCCATGGGAGTTTGTTGTGTTCCCTTCAACTGTTGTGAATCGATTCTTGCCTTCTGAGTTTTCCACCGCGATACCAACATGAGACCAGTTATAAACGATAATATCTCCAGCAAAAATTTCCCGTGGTCGCATCCGTAGCGCTGCGATGTCTTGGTTACCTCGGGCCCAACCAAGCATGTCATATGCTACGGCTGATTTTGGGCGGCGATTTTCAGGAAGGACACCGGACTGTTGAATCATGCTGCACACAAACGCGGCGCAATAAGCATTACCATATCCGCCTGTGCCATTCTGAGTTGCTGACCAGAATTCTTTAATTCCTGTACCTTGATTTTGTCCTTGATCTTCCCTCGCGGTTCCTTTTTTGGAACGGGCCATGTTTGCTAACTTAATACCTTTACCGGATCCGGTGATCGGAGATAACGGCGCAATTGGATTTCCAGTAGCAGGATCAAGTTGTGGGGCCCCAGTCGCTCCGTTGAAGTAACCGCTTGTAGCCGTCTGAAGACCATATTGGGCTGGCCCAAATGCCTCGGCTCCTGCTCCATTTCCTCCTGCCAAACTTCCAAGGATAACGAAGTCCTGAGCGTTTGCTCCGTCACGATAGTATCCAGTTACCCATGAACCCGGTTCAAGACATGTCGCATTCATCCCGGCTCCACCAACACCGACATGTTGAGTTACCGGATAGACACATTGGGCCCATGGTAAATCTTCAGTAGATAGTTTTGCTTTGTCCTGAGTATGGTAACCCACGACTCTGACTTTTACTCGACCGCGGGAGTCCGGGGCGGTTTCGACAACTCCAGTTTCTAAATTCATGCTCGTCCTGTGTATGGTTTAATTTTAAACAAAGTCAATTTTGTTGTGTGCATCCCTTTAATGAAAGAGTGAACTACTTGGTTGATAATGAAATCACCTGATAGGGTTTTATCAACATTCTCTTCCTGAGAGTCTTGTTCTCCTGTTGTAGGAACTTTGATCCTAATAACATCACCACAGTTGTATGAAATATCTCCACACACCGTGCAACCAAATATTGATTTTCTGATCTCTGCCCTGTTTTTATTTACTGCAGCTAACCTTTTTGAAAGGAGCGTTGGGACCGTATCATAATCATCATAACCAAACAAACTTGGAGTTGTTCCTTGTTGGCCCGGGACTCCATTTGCAGCACCACCAACACCAGTTCCGGCATCAGCAACTGAATATGGTTTTTGAAGATCTGCCGTGAATGGGTTTGCTGCGGTTCCTTGACCTGCCGCGGCTTGTGCCATAAGCGGGCCGGTTCCATCAGTATTGAATGGACTTTTTACAGGCGGCGCATTTGGATCCGCGACTACACCGCCAGATGCAGTTCCATCCGCATTGATCGTGGCACCTTTGATAATTGTTCCGGCTCTGATACCTTCAACTCTTTCCTGTGCTGCGATCATATTTGACAGCTGTTGCGGACTGAGATCCTTGATCCTAACGGAATTTGAATCGACTCCAGCGCCCTTGGCAAGTGAATTGATATAATAATTCATATTGTCGGCCTTAGTGTATTTGTAGGCCATGTCATGAATCGTCATATTTCCATAATTTTTCCTGAGAAGATTGGCATGCGCGGTACGACCTTCCTCGACACTGTTAAAGATCAATCCAGACCACGCCGATGAATATCCATCATTGGAGAAAGCATCATAACCAGAAGCGCCTTTTCTTTTCACTAAGCCTTCCATGTATTTTCTACCTTCACCACCCAAGTTGCCGGGATTGTTATTTCTCCATGCACGAGTTCCGCCAACTTTCAGAGTTCCATCAGGATAAAGAATCGCCCGTTTTCCATTGTATCTGACAGACCGTGCAGTGCCCGTGCCGCCATTGAAATCACCCATTCCGGTGTCACCGCTTGCGCCCGGAAGAATTCCCATGTCATCGATCCCTGCAGCACCACCCATTCCGCCGACTCCGTCAGATCCATAGTCACGGAACAACGGGATTGGAACCGTCAAAAACTGGTGGAGATTGTCGATATAACCTGTGACCTCAGGAAGTTCAGTCCAATCAAATTCATGCCCAGTTTGGTTTGGATTCATCTGATGGATCGCGTTGAATCCATGGTCGATTGTCCACACGTCGGCACCATAAGCTCCACCGACATATGCCTTGAGCTTATCAAGTTTTAAATTTGCATCGATCGAAATGATTTTTGTGTATGTCTCCTCGAGATATGCCTGAGAATCCTCCAATGGGTCATACCGACGGACCTTTGAGTAGGTTAGGTTAACGGATGGTTGCTTGTTCTTCATCTCGTCAATGCTTTCCAAAACTGGGCTCTGATTTTCTGCGGTCAGATCTGGATATATAAAGAATTCATTATCGTCAATTGTCCAACATTTATCGACCATCCACAGAACATGTTGGATAGGAGTTCGAAATGGCATTGCCGCTTTCAATTTGACGTTTGACATACCCTTCACTTTAACATCCATATCCAATTCGTCTTTGCAGAGCTGCTTAATATCGTCATGAAGAGGTTTATCACCCTTCAAAGCAAAGCTCACATTTTTCAAGCGCGATTTATAACCGGCTTGGGAAATGAATACCATGGTATAGTCGAGAACGTTAATCGCCTCCGTACTCTTTTTGAAATCCGGAATTGATTTAATGAACATCTTGAACTTGAGTGTTGTTGGCTTGTGCATTTTCTTTTTGACAAGCTCAAGGTCAAGCACCTCTTCTCCCGAAAAATTACCTGTATCGAACACCTTGTTAACATCGTGCATGATCAAGGTGCACATTACTACGGGAGAAAACAGATCTGCCGAAATAGAAAATTGCTGGATACTATTCCGGATGTCTTCCCCATTGATTGTTGCTTTCTTCAACGAATAACCAAACGGGTTTTCAACATCCGCAATCTGATCCTTTGGTAAGTGAATTTGTGATTGGGTATCTAAATCATTCATATGGATACTGTGTCTCTGTACGTTTCTAAAATGTCGTGAACAGCATCAGGGCGTGGAATATTAACAACCCTCTTCCGCTCATGGAGAATATTTTCATAATCGATCACCCTCATGATTTTAATTCTACGACCAAGTTCATCGTTAGCTTGTAGCATTTTTTTGTACTGGTAAGGGGAGATAATATCTTGCCCGTGATAATATAATTTAGGAGACTTGAGGTAATCTTTATAGGAAAGTTTATGGTAATATGAAAGTCTGAACAATTCAATATTTTCAGTTGTACTGTCATGGTTATCGATATAAATCCGATTATGATCAGAAATATAATGGAAAGCGTCGCTCCATTCGGCTGGGCCAGATATGAATATGTTTGATGTCTGAAGCATATCAGATAATTGGCTATCTGCCGGGATCTTCCCTGCATCATCCCGGAGCTTTAATGCCGCTGGTCCAAGCATCAGAGTGATCTCATTCTCGGCATCAACTTCGAGTTGTTCTGCTGGGATTGGATTTCCAAGTTCATTCAATTTACCATATTCAATGGTGTCGTCTATTTTGAAAATCAATGAATCACTTTCAGAATTATAGTCATCCAACTTTAGTCGAGGCATTAGGATATACTTCTCGTGGTCTTGGTCGTAGTAATAGAATTTGAAATCTTCGAAAAACTCAGGCTTCAAATTTAGAACAGACGCCGCGGCTCCTTCCGTTCCATCAAGCGATACCTTGGACCTGTCTCCGTCCATTACATTTGATAATGAAATGAAGTTTTTATATTTCTTTTCAATTAGTTTGTCATGGATATTTTTTGCGGGAGCCCAGCTGTTAATGCCTTCCCGTAAATGGGGATTCAATAGGAAAAATAGGAAATAATATTCAGGTGAATCGTATAACCGGATAGCAGTAACATCAGGTCTTTCATTATCTTGGATAATCTCTTGATCAAATTCAAGTAGCGATTCTGAATTACTCATAATGACTTCACGGGATAGCTCTGGCATAGCGATCGTGGATCCGTCAGGTAGCTTGTATTGCACCTTTCTGAATGAGTCGAAAATATTTAATGGTGTAGGCATAGTCTTTGTTATTTAATATCTTGCTTGGTCAATGCTCGTCTTTCCATGAAAGTAAAGCTTATGTTTGTCTCAACTGG